CATTTCATTTAAAATCGTTCTGTTTTCGTCGGTTATTTGGAAATTAGGACAAACTTCATAAATAACTCTTCTGAAAGTTTCCGTGCTAATCGAATTTTTATCAGCAGAAAACTGATTTGTCGTTTGCACTGACTGCGTTTTTATTCCATGAATTACTTTTGCTATTTCCATTTTCTTTTGATTTTAGTTGATACCACCTTGTGAAATGACTTTTTGCATCCATAAGCGATTTTTCTGATATTCCCTCTAGTTCCAACTGCTCGAAAAATTTGTTTATCCATTCGATTACGTTTTCACCAAATTGTTTTTTCAATCGGTGAATGTGCAATTCATCCGAAATGAATTCTTTTTTACATTCAGAAAGTGGTAAATCAAACTTGTTTTTTATTTTTTCAAAAATTGGATTTTCGGGAGGTGGAATTTTCTCTTTTCTCTCTCTTTTATTTACTTTACTTTCCTTTACTTTACTTTGTGTACTTTCCGACTGATTTAAGGGGGTTTCCGGCGGAAGAAACCACTGTTTTTGTGTCGGAAACTCCAAAATCCAGTAATCCAGTTCATTTTTTATAACTCTTTTTCGAGTAGCCTCTTTCCAACGTTTTTGAATTCCTTTGCTCGTAAGTACGCTGAACGAATCAAACACAGCCTTATCAAAAAAGCCCCATTTAACTAACCCCGCTATTACTTCCGAAACAAGATTATGAGGTAAATTTGCTTGTTTTGCAATTTTGAATTTAAATGCTTCTGAACATTCTGCAAAATATCCATTACGGTATATCGCACAAAGAACCCTAATAAGCACACATTCACCTTTTGCTCCAAATTCACTCGATATTGGAACCACTTTTTCATCTTCAAATAAATCTATATCAAGAGAAAAATATTCCAATCCTATTTTAGTTGGTCTAGCCATTTTACAAAATCTTAATGTATTGTGATTTCAATTGTTGTCATTTTTCCTCATTTTACGAATGAATATAGTTGCATGAGATTTCAAGTATCTCATTTGATCAATAGTGCAGCTATTACATAAAATCATAGCGATTTCAATTTTTTCAAACTCTTCATTAGTCCGACTATCTTTTTCGCGTTTTCTTTGTTGCTGAAGTAATTCTCTTTCTGTATTCATTTTAAATCCTTTACTTTTTGTTTGTAAACCTTGATTAATAATTCTAATTCAAAAACTCCCATGGTTGATGTATCGTGTTTCTTTACCTCAAGCAAATCAGTTTCTTTTTCTCCTATCTTAGCGATTAACCCTCTGCGATAACCTTGCATATTTCCCTCGTCGAAACGATTACATGACCGACACTGAGCATGACAGTTCTTTTCATCGAATCGTGTTGTCATGTGCTTTCGGTTGATGTAATGACCGCAATCACAATCTTTGTACATGATTACCTTTTGACAGGAAATACAGCGACCAACACCCCCCGGTGTATCTCTCAATCGAATAAACTGAGAGAATATTTTATCGAGTGACGCGACTAGACTGGGTTTAGTTCTTTTATTCTTAGTTACCAGCATCTTGTTTTTCAATAATGGTTATATTATCATCGTCATCAATCTTATAGCAATCTGGACAATAATGTTTACCTTCATGCTCTATCCAATCGCTGTCGATTGCTTCTTCTAGTGCATAAGCTTCATCATTCCAACAAGAATATTCAGATTCTGAACCTCTTGTTTTTTTGCAGTTATCACATTCTACTGTATACATTTCTACTTTTACTATCATGATATTTTTAATTAAATAAGTTTGCAATTAAGTCTACTGTTGATTCTTCTACCTGTTCGCTTGAACCGGTGATAGTGGCTGCCATATCCTTTTTGGTCTGAATGATTTGATAAATCTTTTCATCAATCGTATTTCGTCCAAGGAAGTAATAAGCCGTTACTGAGTCGAGCTGTCCTATACGGTGTGCTCTATCCTCACATTGTTCGCAGTCTGCAAATGTCCAAGGGAACTCAACGAAAGCCACATTACTTGATGCTGTTAGAGTAAGTCCGACACCCGCTGCTTTAATGGAGCAAATAATCAGCGTACAAGTAGGGTCACTTTGAAATCTGTCTACAGCTGCTTGTCTTGATTCTCTTGAATCCAATCCTGTTACTGCAACAGCCTTTGGAAAATGCTTTCTTAGTTCATTGCCTACCTCATGAAGATTGACGAATAAGATTACTTTCTCTTCCTGATCAAGCATATCATTTACAAATTCAATAACCTCTCCAACTTTACCACGAGCCGAAATTTGCCTAAGTACATTAATCCGAACCATTACTTCACCTTTCATTGATTTCTGTATCTTTTCGTCTGAAGCTTGTTTGTATTCACGCAGGTAGCGAACTAAATCAGCTTCAGCATCGATATACTCTTTTCGATTTGAAATTTCGCAAATAACCGTTTGTCGAACCTTTGCAGGTAAATCTTTAAGTACGTCGTGTTTTTCTCGTTGAAAGAAGCATGTTTTATTTAGCCGGTAGTTCAGTTCTCTAAGATTACTTGCTCCATTCGCTCCACCACAATAGCGAGAAACAAATCCCTGGTACCCGCCAAAATCAGGAAGCCGGCCCATTATATGAAGTTGACTAACTAAATCCTTTGGCTTATTAATCACCGGTGTCCCGGATAGAAGAATCACATAGCTTTTCCCCTGTGATATTCCCATACAAAATTTTGAAGCTTGCGCTGATCCATTCTTTACCCGATGTGATTCGTCTATGATAATTGACTTGAACATCGTTATTTCAGGTTTGAATTCAATGTGTTTCAAAGTCAATTTTTGCCCCTCAGTATTTGTCATGCTGTGAACAAAATACTTCTTCAAGCTTTCAAAATTGGTAATGAAGACATCAGTTAACCCGGCATTATAGAATTGAGGGAAAGTTCTTTTATTGCTGTCTTCTAGAATTAAAGAGCGGTCTTTACCGGTGAACTTTTTAAACTCACGTTTCCAGTTTTCCTTTAGAGTACTTGGACAAATCACAAGGCATGGATAAGCGACGTCATCTTTCGGTGCATTGTGTACCGTTGCGATTGCTTGAATTGTTTTTCCTAAACCTGGCTTATCACCGTTTAAAAATCTTTTCAATTCTAAGCCCCTTGCTATGCCTTGCTTTTGATAAGGATAAGGGATTACACCCTCAGCCAATTTTAATGGAATAGTAAGCTCCGGAAGTGGTGGAAGTTCATAAGCTACTTCCTCGCTTGTTACTATCTTTTTCCCAAACTTAAACCCGTAGGCTTCACCAAATCGGGTAACAGCATTCTCAAACTTGATTGGCACAAGCCAAACCTTGTTTACGCCATCCCACCGTTTACCGGGGAGAAGTTTAACCGCTTCCACAAGGTTTGGCTTGTATTGGAATGAGATAATGAAATAATTATCTGATCTCTGTATGTTCATTTTCTATGCTATTTGTTGTTGTTTTGTCCGCTTACGGATGTGTTTAATGTTCTTGTTTACTAATTCAATAATCCGATCGTGATACTCAGTATTCTTGTTGCAAACTCCGCGGCTTTGTACGACTTTTAATTGCTTTAGTGATACTTCTACTGTCTCAATTCTTTTTCCCTCAATAGTAGCAGAGAAAACAATAGAATCGGGGTTCAAATAATACTCGTTAGTAAATACACAATGGTGCAGTGCATCTCCCTCTTCTTTAAATTCAAGAACACTATCAAGGACTTTCACTTGAATTAAATCATCTTTGAAAACAATTCCAAAAAATTGACTTTTCAACTTTTGAAATTTTTCTTCATCTTTGATTGCTTTGATTCGTTTGTTCTCTTCATCTTGCTTTTTCTGATGAATTCGTTTTTTAGCAACTAACTTATCATGTTCTTTATTCAAGTCTTTTGGGCAAACATAGAAAGCATTGTGTAAGTCTTTATTGAAGTAATTGAGTAAGTCCAAATAATCAATATAAATTTTTGCATCTTTGATTAAGTATTGATTACGCATACAAATCTTTATTGATGGCCAGTAACTATTAATTTTGTGGTTTTTATCAATTGATAATTCTAATAGAGAATACTGCTTAGATTTTAGCAGAGTTTCTGCTTTTTGATTCATTGGAATATTCCTTATCGCTTCTAATGCTGTTATACCTTGCAAATTTCGATTTATTCCAAGTTTAAGATATTCAGCTTTGAACTTAGATTCAGGATGAAATTTATACGGAAATACATCATATTTGTCAGCAGAATAATAATAATACCGAACATAGTTCTTTCTTATTTCCATATCTCCATTCCATGAATCACAGTAATTGCAAGTATGATTCTGAGCAACAACTTCATGTTTACCATTTGGGAGAATCCAATGCTGGAGTATTTCACTGATATAATACCTTGTTGGTCTATCAGCTTTATGATAAGAAAAAAGCTCAAAATTTCTGATTACCTGAAAGTCATCGACAATCTCCGCTGAAGCAATATATTTGTGTTGTTTATTCGTAGTACAACGGCTTTGTTCTATAACTAACTTTTGTCCGCAATGTGGACAAATTGCTCTTTTTCTATTTACTAGCTCCGGCGAGAACCTCTCTCCACAATCCATGCAAATCACTCTGTTTTTAGTTGCATAGCCTATATGTTGCAAGCATTCAACTTTTGCCCATGAAAGCATTTTGCTTTTAATATCTATGATATGCTGACTTAAGTCAATCACGGCAAATTGTAGTTTAGTTTTAGGCTTCATCTCCAAATAAGCTTAGTAATTGAACTTCTGTTTTTTCTTTCTTAACCGGTTTCTTATTTTTTAAAACCTGATCATTATAAGCCTCAGTTTGAATTTTTTGAAGAGCTTTTTCCTTTGCTTCCTTTATTTCTTCTTTACTAAGTTCAACTGTGTGGTTGACAATTACTTTTGCATTTACCTCTTTACCGACTAGCAATATAGATTCATCGTAGTAATGCATAGCCATTCCAAATATTTCATCATCTTCAAAGCCGTTACAATCGGATTTCTGAACTTCATTCAAAATATAAGTTACACACTTATCAATACTTAAATC